ATTTGACTATCTATGTCCCACAGAACGTAGCAAAGGCTTATGTCCGTGCGCTAGGTGGATTCGGAACTTCGGGTCTGGGTGCAAATGGTGTTGACAATCAAGGCACAATGTGGTACGGCAAAGAGGGAGCAAGAGTCGCAGCATTATTAAATGCGGTAGAAGATGCAGAACGTGCGCTAATTGTACAACGTGCAAAGGCAAACAAGCAGATTGCAGAGGCACGATTCATCGCTGATGACCTAACCAAAAGCACAGAGGAGCGTATCGCTGCGGTAGAGAAAGCAGGAGCGTTAGAAGAAGAAGTAGCGGCAAAAGAAGTAGCAAACCAAACATTAAGGCTTGCAGCCTTGAGGGCGCAGTCAAAAATATCGGAGGTAAACGAGGAGCAGTTGGTAGCCATTGCAGAAGCAGAGGCTCGTGTTTTGGAGTTAGAGCAGGCGAGCATCGCTCGCAAGCGTAGGCTTGGTACTGAAGTAAAGGGATTGAGGGCAGAGGAGAAAGCAGCAGCCGATGAGAAGCTAAAAGCAGCTCAAGAGTTTGCAGCATTAGAGGAGAAGGCCGCGCAAGACTTTGCTTTGCAGCAGGGAGCTTTATTAGACAAAGCATACGAGATGCTACTCACCGACCAACAACGTGAGATAAACGCAGTCAACGATAAATACTTTGCCATTCTTCAACTAACTGAATTATCGGTAGAGGATAGGATTGCCCTTGAGAAAAAACAAGCTGCCGAGATTGTTGCTATCACAGAAAAAACCGCAGCAGCAACAAAGGCGATAAACAAAGCAGAGCAAGACGCAAAACTCGCAGAAATAAATCGCACTATTGATGCGGTACAGGGTGCGCTTGGTGCAGTATTCCAAAAGAGCAAAGCCATTGCAACGGCAAACGTAATTGTGGATGCAGCGCAAGCAGCAGTTGGTATCTTTAATAGTAGCACCTCACTCCCCGAGCCCTTTGCCTCAATAAACAGAGGGGTACAATACGCAGCACTTGCAGCAACTACATTTGCAGCAATACGCAATATCAACGCAGCACAACCGACAGGAACCTCCTCTGCTCCTGCTGCAATCAATTCCCCTTCTGCGCCATCACAACCACCGCAGTTTAACATCGTAGGACAGGGTGGAGTGAACCAACTTGCGCAGAGCATCGGTGGTCAGTTCAACCAACCCATCCGTGCATACGTTGTGGGTGGTGACGTAACGACCGCACAACAACTACAACGCCAAAGAGTAAGAACCGCAACATTCGGATGATGAAACTAATTGAACTAATACTAGATGAATCAATGCTGCTAACTGGCATTGACGCAATCTCCCTTGTAGAATATCCTGCGATTGAGGAGGACTTCATTGCGCTCAACTCACAACGGGTGGAGTTCGCTACGCAGAGCGATGAGAAGCACATCCTTATGGGAGCAGCACTCGTACCCAACAAACCCATCTACCGAGCAGAAGGCGAGGAGGAGTTCTATGTGTACTTCAGCGAAGCCACCATCCGCAAAGCAAGCGAGATGTTCTTCCAAAAGAGCAAGCAGAACAACGCTACACTTGAACACGAGGTAGGCATCAACGGCCTCACGGTTGTAGAGTCGTGGATTATCGAAGATGACGTACAAGACAAGAGCAAGAAGTACGGCTTTGATTTGCCAATAGGCACTTGGATGGTATCTATGAAAGTCAACAACCCAGAGATTTGGACAAACTTTGTCAAGACAGGGAAGGTCAAAGGATTCTCTATTGAGGGGTATTTCGTGGACAAACTAAACCTTGCCAAGCAAGAGATGGCGCAAATAGAGGAGCAGGAAGCAGCGTTGATGCTTGCACAGATTGTTGCTATCATCAAAAGGGATGGTCGTAAGAAGTCGGGAACACGCACCGAGATGGCCTCGTATTCTGACTACCCCGATGCGGTAAAGAACAACGCCAAGCGTGGTATTGAACTAAACGAGAAGAACGGCAACAAGTGCGCTACTCCTGTCGGTAAGGTAAGGGCGCAGCAGTTAGCACAAGGCAAGCCTGTAAGCGTAGAGACCATCACACGGATGTACTCGTACCTATCAAGAGCCGAAGAATACTACGATGAAAGCAATAGCGAAGCCTGCGGCACAATATCGTTCCTGCTATGGGGCGGTCTTGCAGGCAAGAGGTGGGCAGAGTCCAAACTCAAGGAACTCGGCAAGATTGAACTTGCAGTAGGCGTGCCTCACTACACCGCAGATGGCAAGCTATACACAGGCCTAACTCACAAGGATGCCGATGGCAGACTGATGACAGGCGCAGAGCATACAGAAGATAGCGAATACCTATACCATAAAGAAGACCTAAAGAATGTATAGACCAATGAAACTCCCTGTCGCATCCCCGCGAGGTGGAAGGCGTGGATGCTTATGCCCAGACAACACTTACAGGTCAGAATGCTGCGATGGCTCTCTTGCAGCGCAGGGTATCGGCTCACTCGTAGGTCAAGGCACAAGCGTTGTCATACTTGGCGAGGAGTGGCAGACCATCAACACGCTATGGGAGTCCACAAATACTCTATGGCAAGATTTATAAAAATGTTACAAATAACAAAAACCCCTTTAATTACTTAGATATGAAAGCGAATAACATACTTAACCGCATCCTTGCTGAACTGTCCTCCATCCGCGAGGTTAAGTTTGAGCAAATGACACTTGAGAACGGAGCCGTTCTTGAGGCAGAATCATTTGAAGCAGGTAACGAAGTATTTGTCCTTAGTGGCGAAGACCGAGTTGCTGCTCCAGTTGGCGAACACCTACTTGCTGATGGTCGTGTACTCGTCATCACCGAAGAAGGCGTCATCGCTGAAATCAAAGAAGCCAACGCTGAAGCAGAGGTAGAAGTTGAGGTTGAGGCCGAAGCAGCTACTGAACTTGCTGATATGCCAATGGCAGAAGAAGCCCCTGCGGTTGTTGCAATCATTGAGAAAGTTCTCGAAGAGATTGCAATGATGCGCGAGGAGATGAAAGGAATGCGTGAGGAGATGGGCGGCTACGCCAAGAAGGAGGAGATGAAAGCTATGAAAGCTGAACTATCTGCCGCACCTGCTGCGAAAGCCATCAAGCACAACCCCGAAACAAAGCAAGTCCAAAAGATGAGTTCAAACCGCCCCGAAAGAACGATTGACCGAGTCCTTGCACGAATCAACAAATAATAAATAAAAAAAATGGCTACGACCACTTCAATCACCACAAACTATGCAGGCATTTTTGCGCAGAAGTACATTTCTGCCGCACTTCTTTCTGCTAACACTTTGGACAAAGGACTCATTGAGATTCTTCCAAACGTAAACTACAAAACCACCTTGCAGAAGGTGAACACCAACGACATCGTAAAAGATGGTACTTGCGACTTTGATGCAACTTCTACCTTGACTTTGACCGACCGCGTACTTGCCGTTGAGCCTTTTCAGGTAAACTTGCAGCTTTGCAAGAAAGACTACTACTCATCTTGGATTGGTGGTCAGATGGGCTTCTCTGCTTACGATAGCATCCCTACTTCTTTTGCTGATTTCTTGATTGCCCACGTTGCTTCAAAGACTGCCCAAAAGATTGAGCAGAACATTTGGAACGGTAACGCTGCAAGTGCAGGTGAGTTCAGCGGATTCCTTTCTTTGATGACTGCCGACTCTGATGTTATTGACGTAACCGCTACAACCGTGACGGCTTCAAATGTTATCGTAGAGCTTGGTAAAGTTGCTGATGCTATCCCTTCTGCCCTTTACGGCAAAGAGGATTTGACTATCTATGTCCCACAGAACGTAGCAAAGGCTTATGTCCGTGCGCTAGGTGGATTCGGAACTTCGGGTCTGGGTGCAAATGGTGTTGACAATCAAGGCACAATGTGGTACGGCAA